GAAGGCGGCGGCGGCCTACGGCGCCCAGGGCGATCCCTGGGCGTTCGTGCGCGACTGCGTCTGGACACGGGACGAGGCGACGGGGCAGGTCAGGCGCTATCCACCGCACGACTACGCGGAGCTGCTCGTGCGCCGCTGGCAGTCGTTGCCGATCGTGGTGGTCGCCAAGAGCCGCCGCATGGTGGTGACGTGGCTGTTTGTTGCCGTCAACTACTGGCTCGCGCGCTTCTCGCCGTTGACGAAGATCGCGTTCATGGCCCGCAAGTTGGGGCGGACGGAGACCGAAGGGTCGTGCGAGCTCGTCCGGCGCGCGCAGTTCATTCATCGCCATGTGCCGGCGGTGGTGCCGGCGGTCGAGTGCGAGTACTCGATCGGGCTCCTGCGCTTCCCGAATGGGTCGGAGATCGTGGCACTCGGCGAGGGCGAGGAGCAGGCCCGGCAGCACACGTTCACGTCCGTGCTCGCCGACGAGGTGAGCTTCTGGGACCACGCGTACGAGACGTGGGTGGCATTGCGGCCGACCATCGAGGGCGGCGGGCGCATCACGGCGGTGTCGTCGGCGGGGCCGGGCTTCTTTCGGGATCTCTGCCATGACCAACTTGGCTGAAGATGACGAGAGGAGCGGCGATGGCCGCTTTGCCGCCCGTATGACGATCACGTGGGATCGGGTCTGCTACGGGTGTGGGTGCTGGCGTGATCTCCGCGGGACGCTGCGCGACCGCACGGGGCACCGAGGGGGATGCCGCTGCTATCACAAACGCATGTCAGCATGGCCGCACGGACGCATCCCGTACCGCCGCTACGGCTGAATCATGGCGCGTGATCCGGGCGAGTGGTACGCGGAGAAATACGAGCGCGCGGGGCATCTCGACTTCGCCGTCCAGCATCTCCAAGCCTATCTCCGTCGGCTCGATGACCGCCGCGTGAGCCAAGCCGCCCGGGCGCCGCTGACGGAGTACCCCTCCCCGCTCGTGCGCGACCTGGAGCAGGCGCGGTATGTTGGGGACTGAGAGGGAGGATCCCATGGCACAACGCGTACAGGTGGAGCCCGAGCCGAATGGTCCGGCCAGGGTCGATATCCTGCGGCCCGACGGCGTGCATATCCAGGTCGAGGGCGATGCCGCCTTCGTGACGAAGGAGCTGGCGGCGATCCTCGCGCACCTCTACCCGCCGCCGCCGCCGGCGTGATCTTCACCAGCGACGTGTGGGTTGAGGTCGAGGTCGAGGTCCTCGACGCCACGCCCGCGACCGCCGGGCGCTACGCAGACCGCCCGGAGGCGTGCTATCCGGCCGAGCCGGAGGAGATCACGCTGGCGGTGCGGCTCGGCGGGCTCGAGATCACCGACCACCTGCCCGCCGACGTCCTCGAGGGCCTCGTGGTCGACGCGCGCGAGCGGCTGCTGGACCCGTAAGCGCGGGGGCAGGCACGCGCCGACGGAGGCACCACCGGCGTGCGGGGCAGGCCCACTCTTCGTGCCACGCCGCGTCCTGCGCGTCCGGCCAGGCACTGACGAACGCCATCAACTGCCCACAGTGGCTGCAGACCGGCGGGGTGATCGGCGTCTCAGACGTCAGGTTTTACCTTCGTCTCAGATTTAATGATTTTTGAGACGTTCCTGCTGCCGCCGGTACCACGCGGCCTGACGGGAGGTGGCTGCAGACCGGCGGGGTGAGTGGCATAGGGACAATTTAATTAATTTGTCCCGCCAGTGCAGGCCAGTGTGTCCACGGCCTCCGCGATTGCGCGCTCGTCCATAACTGGCATCACCTCCGAAAAAACCCGCATCCGACCGTGGCGACCTGACCCTTCCCCGGTCGCGCTGCGGGGCTGTACGGGGCCCTAATGCGGTGGCGGTCAGAGCGCGATCCCCATGGTGTAGCGAGCCGTCCACGAACGCTCGTCCGTGATCGCCGCTGCCTCGGTGTACTGCGCCGCGAGCACGCGGAGAAAGGCCGCGCGGTCGGCATACGCGTAGGAGCTGCGCAGGTGGTCAAGGACAAAGCCGACGACGATCTCCTGCCCCTGTGGCGGCAGCGCCGCGAGTTGGAGGCCCTGCACGGCCTGCTCGGTCGCCGCATACTCCTGCTCGTATTGGAAGATCTCCGGCAGGCGGCGCACGGTCCGCGGTGGGACGATTCCCCGGCGCGTGATCCGCTGCTGCGTCGCCGCCGTCTTCTGCGTCTCATGCCGCAGGGCCCGGAGCAGATTGACCGCCGGGGGTTTCAGGCGACGGGCGCGGCCGGCTGCCTGCCGCAGCCGCCGGAAGGCCGTCGCTTTCGAGACGCCTACTTCCGCAGCTACCTGTCTCACTGTGAGACTGGTTCGGTCGTTGCGCTGTCCCGCGCCTCGGCGTACGCCCCGTTCCTTCAAGAGCATCGCAAATGCCTTGCCCCAGGCGACGCCATCGAGATGCCGGCGGAGGAGATTCACCGTCAGGACATGCTCACGCTTCTGCGCCTCGGTCAGGCCCGCCCGCACGACGTGCGGACACGCGAGCTTGAGTTCTCGGGCGATCGCCGCGCGATGGTGGCCGTCGAGAATCTGCCCATGCTCATCGACCTCGATCGGGACCCGCACTCCATGCGCCTGGATGTCGGCCTTGAGCGCGGCGTACTGCCGTGGGGCGAGCGGGGCGAGGAGCTGATAGCCGTGCCGCTTCACCTGGACCGCCGCCGCGGGCGTCATTCGAGTTCCTCCCCACGCACCCGGTGTGCGAGAAAACCCGCCCAGAGCCGCGCACTGGCCAACGTGTAGCGCTCTGCCTGCGCGGTGTCGTGCAGCCACGGCATCGCCGCGAGCAGCTCATCGTCGACCATCGCCTGCGCCGCAAGCGCGTGAATCACCGTCGCCACCATGCGCATCGGATCCTTGCCATGTCCGCCGCGAGCCCCCCGACACGACTCGTTGATGTACTCCGTCGTAAATGGATGATCTTTGTTGATCTCGACCACCCAGCTGTGGGAGCCCTGCTTCACCTGCGTCAGGATGGTCGGGTCCATCGCGGGGAACTCGATCACGATCCGCGGCGCCGGGCGCTCCTCGAACGCCGCTCCGCGGTCGACGGGCGGGCGGGGGAGTCGGGGTTGTGGTCGGGGTTGTGGTCGGGGTGTCGGCTCAGGGAGCACCGGCGGTTGGGCGGCGGTGGGCGGCCCGAGCTCGAATCCAGGTTCCGTGGAGGGACGGCGCATCAGCCCGTTGATCCCATCGTTCAGTTGATTCGCGACGGTGAGGGCGAGCTGATTAAGCACGACGGTCTGTGCCTCGCGCTCGGCGGCCTCCAGCACCGGGCGACAGAACGCCTCGAGCGCCGCCATGAGTGGATCTCGCAGCGGATCACTGATCTCCGTCTTGTTCTTTGAGACTTCCCACTCCGCGCCGAGCATGACCCACCCGTAGATGCGCCGGCTCTGAAACTTCGTTGTCAGGCGATCCATGGCGCGGCCGAGGACACCAATGTGAATCCCCGCCTCGCGCTGATCCTCCGCCGTGACATAGGCACGGACATGGACCGCACGGCCCGCAAGCAGAAACGTCCCGTCGATCTCGGGGATGTCCGGCGCCATCGCGGGCCACGGCGTCTCCGTGATCGTCGTCGTGTCACGGCCGCGGTGGAGCACGATCGTGAAGCCAGCCGCCAGCGCAGGACGGTAGACATGGGCGAGGTGTGCCACGAGGCCGGGAAAGTGCTCCGCGGGCGGCATCTCGCGCCGGATGTCGTGGCACTCGATCTTGGTAAATGGCGGGAGCTCCTTCGGCCGGCGTGTCAGTGTGAGGATCGGCGCCTCGTCATCCTGCTCGAGTCCTCGATGCGCCTCCTCCTCCCAATCGATGAGGAGCCGGCGGAGCTCGCCGTGGTGCATCGAGGTAATCCGCGTCGTGCCCCAGAGCCAGCCGACGGCTTCTTTGAAGCCGATGCCGTAGCGGCCGATCGTTTTCTGGTGGACCGGTCGGACATCGGTCCCCAGCGTGTAGATGTCCTCGAAGCCCTTCGGACTGATCCCGACGCCATCGTCCTCGACCGTGAGCCGCCGCTTGTTCCACGTCACCGTGATCGTCCGGGCCTGGGCATCCAGGGCGTTATCGATCAGCTCGGTCAATGCGACCCGCCAGCTCATCGCCTGGTTGTTGAGCAGGCTGCGCAGCACCCCATGGTTGAACTTCATCTTGGAGCCCCTTCTGCCGCGTCGCGTGCGGCGTAGAGCCGCAGACTGCGGCAACTAAACACCCTGGCGCGCGTGACGGTCAAGGACTATCTGCGCGCCGTTCGCCAGCGGGCCAGCGCCACCACCCCGAGCCACGCCGAAAGGTCGTCGGGGTCGTCGTACGGCACCAGCTCGTAGCGCCCACTGCGCTGCAGGTGCACGCCCATCCGGGCCGGCATGCCCCACGCGACGGGGGTGAGGCGCCCGCCGCCGGGCGGGGCGGTGTGCAAGCCCTCGCAGGCATAGCCGGCGGTCTGTAACGCGTAGGAGGCCGCCATGCGGGCCGTAGCTTTCCGTTCCGCGACGAAGACGTGCCCGCCGCATTCGCCCAGCGAGTCGGCGGTGCCCGCGTAGCCGTAGGTCGGGTGATAGAGCAGCACCTGGCTCGCCAGCGGCCGGTAGCCGTAATCGGCCTTGAAGTTCTGCCAGGCTTGCACGTAGCCGACGGCGTCGGGATGGACCGACGCCCAATCGAGGTCGTCGGCATCGTCGAGGTCGCAGCACAGATCGACGTGGATGCCGCGCCGGCGGGCGTGCTGGAGCACGGCGGGATTGACCCGGGAGTAGTCCGGCGAGATGCCCGCCGCCTCGAGCAGCTCGGTCACCGACGGCACCGGAGCCCCGTCGACGCGATAGACGTGGGCGACGGGATCGAACGACAGAATCGACCCGGTGTCCTCGACCGCTCCAGCCATCAGAATGCGCGGCGCTCGTAGTGGCGGGGCGCCGAGTACCCGCGCCGCACGAGCCGCGGGCGCGGCCGCGGCGCAGGACCACCACCGCCGCCGAGCGCCGCATC